CTGAAAATCCAAAGTATCTAACGACTTTAAAACTGCCTTATCCAATGAAATTAGCTTGGGATAAAAATGTTTATGTAAATAAAATTCAATGTCATAAATTAGTAGTTGATAAACTTGAATTGATATTTAAAGAAATTCTACACTACTACGGACTTGAAAAAATAAAAGAATTACAAATTGATGTTTACGGTGGTTGTTTTAATTTTCGTAAAATGAGAGGCGGAAATGATTATTCTCGTCATTCTTGGGGGATTGCAATAGATTTAGACCCAGAACGTAATTTATTAAAAGAAACGTCTAAAACGGCTAGATTTGCAAGAAAAGAATATAAGCCAATGATTGATATATTTTATAAATACGGATTTGTCAACTTAGGACGTGAAAAAAATTACGATTGGATGCACTTTGAAATAAAAGAATAAAGCTATGAACATTCAAAAACTTAACCAAGCTTACGAAGAACTTTGCGACCCTCGTTACATTCGTTCGATTCAAACAGAAGAACAATTTATTCAGTGGTGCAATATTGGAACGGTTAAAGATTTACAATGTGCCTTAAAAGCCTTTGAAAATGCAGAAATGTACGAAGATTGCATTTTAATTAAACAGGTTTTAGAAGAAAAACTTAAATAACAAACACACTATTTAAGAAAAAGCATTAAAAACTTAAATAACACTATGAAATACCTATTAATACTATTGCTTCTAGTTAGTTGCGGAACTCGTAAAACTTCACAACAAAAAACCACGTTTAAAAGCGATAGTTTGTCAATTGAAAATACACGTGTTTTAAAGCAGAATATTGAATTAAGAGACATTTACTCGATTAAACCATTTGACGTGCTTAAACCTATGATTATTGACGGTAAAGAGTATTTTAATGCTACTATTGTATTTGACAAAAGTATAATTGAAAGTTACGAAAATATTGAGAAAGAAAAAAGAATAGAAAGTTCCACAGAAGAATACAATAAATTTAAAGAATCAGAGAAAACAGACTACACAATATTATTTGCATTGCTGTTTTTTATTTTATGTTTATTCGTGTTTTTATGGTTTAAATTAAAAATATAGTTGTATGTTTGCGCAGTCTTCTTATTGATAATAAACGCTTGCCGGCTAATCAATCTTAAGTTTACTTTAAATTTAACCTTCAATTTATTTGAGGGTTTTTTTTATGTCTAAAAAATAATTTACACTTTTTTTATAAAAAATATTGTTATGTAAATTATTATGATTACATTTGCTTATATAAATAAAACAAATATAAATTATGAATACAGATGAAATGCTAATTGAAATAGTAAATTACGATTATAAATCTTGTGGATTTCCTTACGTTTTTGCTGACTATTCTAAGTCAAATAAAAAGTGGAGTATTACTTGGAGAAATCCTATAGATTTTATAAACGAAAAACAAACAGAAGCCGATACGTTGAACGAGTCTTGTAAAAAAGCCCTTTCTTTTATTAAAAGAAATCCTAATATTTTTAATATAAAAAACTAACACCATGAAAAAACTATTATTAGCCATTATCACATTAGGCTACACATCGCACGAAGAAATTAGTAACTATTTATTTGGAGGTAAATCTTGTATGCCAAATGAATTAAAATAAATGATGTAATGAGAGAAATTAAATTTAGAGCGTGGAATACTTTATTAAATCAGTTTATAGAAAATTTTGAAAGCAAATACTTAATTGAAGTATTAAGTTCCGATTTATTCATTATAAATCAATTCACAGGACTAAAAGACAAAAACGGAGTTGATATTTATGAGGGGGATATATTAGAATATAAAAATGATTTAGACAGACATAATTTAGCTAAAATATTTTATAAAAAAGGAGGATTATGTTTTAATATACATGAAGATGATTTTTATAAAAACCCAGAAGAAATATTTTTCTATGAATCATGTGCTGATATGCAATCTAAAGGATGGATTGTTCAATTTGAAATTATCGGAAACATTCACGAACACCTAAACTTATTAAAATAATGAAAAGCAAATTAATAAAAACAGATTTAACCATGCAATCAAACGAAACGAACTGGTGTATTGATAAAAAACAAATCACAGAAAAATATGCTTTAATGAAGCATAAAACAGCAATATTAAAAGTTATTGCTAATAAAACTAAAACATCGTTCGGTCAAGTTAGGCAAAGATGGTTTAATTCTAAATTAGACAATCCAATACCAGAAGATCATTTTTCTAAAATATTAGAAATAATCGACAGGCAGTTGCTGTTTGAGGCAGTAGAGAAAAAACATTATGAATCATTTGAAGAGTAACGGTTCGTGGCTTTGCTTAGTGGCAATTTCAAGACTAAAAACAACAAACACAACTAATAATTAAATTAAGAAATTATGAACCAAGAAAACACAAATGAGCCATTGAGCAAGACTGCTGTTATGCAATCGGTTTTGATAGAAGAAATGTTGCAAAAATTAAAATTTGTTTTAGACTGTAACAATACATCACAAGCAGAAAGAATGATTGAGCAGTTTATTTTTAATCAAGAAGAATTATCAATCGAATTTGCTCAATTCTGCTCTAAATACACTTATAACAATTATTCTAAAAAGTGGTATAGAAATTTTCCTTTACAAAATTTTCCTGATTATTATACTTCATTTCAACTTTACGAAATTTTTAAACGAGAGCTTTTTGAAACTGTTGCATAACGTTCCCACGCTTTGCGATGGTGGGGAAAGAAATCTGAATAATTCAGCAAGCAAGAACAAAACAAGTACAAACTATTAATTAAATAAAAACCGTTACCCACTACCGCAAAACGTGTGTTAGCAGAAGTACGGGTAATTAAAAACTAAATATGTTATGGAAACAATTCATCAAATTATTATTGAATCAGTAAGCGTAGGATTTTGGAAATTCTGCGGATATTGGATAATGGTAACTTTTATTTTAGGAATACCCGCTAAATTAATAATGTTCTCTATAAATAGAACTTTAAGGCATTATACATTAAGAAAAAACGGCTACCCACCAAGTCATTGTGATGCAGATGGTGATTTTAAATCCGAATCGTAGTATTCCTGATAACGTTTTGCAGATAGGCAATATGGCGGACTTTTGAACACAAAACTATCTACAATCACTAAACTTGATTTGAAAAACAAAACTTAATATTAACCGAGAACCCCGCCATATTTCCTATGTGCTGTTATAAGTATTTGCGGATTATTAACGATAAATTAAATAAGAAACAAAATGGAAAAGGAATTTTTAACAAACGAAGAAAAACAAGCGATTAAAGTATTAAACTTTATTGCAACTTATGATGGAGTAATTGAATCGGAAGATGAAATTAAATACTTACTGAAACAAGGTATTGAAAAGTTTATACCTAAAAAGCGTAGGCATTTGGTTTCTATAACTGAAACTGCATATCCTGTCAGAATTAAATATTGAAAACGGATGGTAGCAATTACTTATAACGTTCTCAGGCTATACGTAGTGCCTAGCAAAACTACTATAATAATTAAATTCAAGACAATGAAAAAGGATATTATTGCTATGTCAGGTAAAACAGGAGTTTAGGCGTTACGTATAACCTGTGTTATATTCTCGGCTTTTTTATAAGAACCGCAAAACCCGATACATATTAAAATATATCGGGTTTAGAAACTAAGAATCCTATTATGGTAAAATCAGTAAACAAATATAATAAAAAATTATGATAACAGAAAAAGAATTTCAGGAAGCATTAAAAATAAACAAACTTTTTAATTGTTATGTGAATTATTATGTTTACATTTACGGAAAATAAAACGATATGAAAATAGAACTTACAGATTTAGAGCTTTACCAAATGGCTAGAATTGAAGCCTTAGAAAAACTTTCGGCTATTCAACAAGATTTAATGAACGAACAAGCAAAAGCAATCGATGAAATAACATTTAAATATGCTGATTCAAAAGCACGTTTAAACATGTTAATCAGGAACATAGAAGTTATTGACGAAATTTTTGAACAACCTATAAAAAATTAGAAATTATGAAAGAGACAGACATTGACAGTATGAAATATCGAAAATCTACGCATTTGGCTGGAATCGATGTGGAAGCAATAGTAGAAGAAAAAGGTAATTGTATTCTAACAATTAAAGAAGCGTATTATAATAGAGGTGTAGATGTATCAGGGAATAAAACAGACGGTTATTTTATAGAGTTTGTAGAGCCTGTAAAAGATATGGTTGCAAACTCTGGCAATCGTAAAATAATAAACGACATTGTTAAAGAAAAATTAGGATGTAATTCTGCAGAAAGTAGAAAGTTATTGAATTGGAAAGGTATTCAGATAGATTTATGGTTTGATCCAACTGTAAAAATGATGGGTAAAGTAACTGGAGGAATTAAAGTAAAACCAGTTGTTAAGAAAGTTATTTCAGATGTTAACGCATTATCCGTTTTAAACGCTTCAAAAACTATTTTGGAACTACAGGACAATTGGAAAAGCATAACGCCAAACGAACAACATTTACCAACGGTAATTGCTCTAAAAGAAAAACTTAAAACTACTTTAAAATGATAGTAAGAGACGATATTGAACAGCATTCAGAAGAATGGCACGAGTTAAGATACGGAAAAGTAGGCGGTACATTATCTAAAGGACTTTTCGTTAAATCAGACACTCTTTTAGAAGATGTACTAAGTGAACTTTGCGAAGAATTTGACCTGCAAGAAAATTATCAGTCTTATGATATGGTAAGAGGTTCGGAATTAGAACCAGAAGCAAGAAAAGCATTGAGTTTATATTTAGGGATAGAATTAAAAGAAGTTGGTTGGTTGCAATGTGAGGAAAATGAATATTTAGGAATTTCACCAGATGGGATAAGTGAAGATGAAACTATCTCGGCAGAAATAAAATGTTTTGCAAAAAAGAAACATTTATCAGTCGTTAGATCAAATGAAATTCCAAGCGACAATATACACCAGTGTTTACATTATTTTACGGTTAATCCTAAATTAGAAAAGCATTACTTTTGTAGTTATCGACCAGAAAACATTTATAAACCAATGTTTGTAAAAGAGCTTAATAGAGACACTTTAATTAACTTAGGTACAAAAGCTAAACCTATATTAAAAACAGTTAATGAGTGGGTTGAAATAGCTAAATTAGAAGCTAAATTATTAAAAGAACAAATAGAAATTGAATTAAATAAATTAAAATTTTAAATTATGAGCAAATTACTTTACGGAAGCATTGACTTCTCAAAATTATTAGAACTTGCAAAAGCAGGAAACAAAGCATTTAGCAAGGCAGATAACGGAAAAATTTATCTAAACTTAAATGTTTGGATAAACGATGAAAAAGACCAATTCGGTAATGATGCAAGTATGCAAACATCATTTAAAGAAGCTACTAAAGAAGATAAAATTTATTTTGGTAATCTTAAGATATCAGAACAACAATCTCCAAAGCCACTAGAAGAAAATAGCTCAGAGATTCCAGAATCTGATGATCTTCCATTTTAGCAACAACCAATCCGCCTATCTAAAAAATAGGCGGTTTTAAATAAAATAAAAAATGATAACAGAAGACACAAAAATAATAGATTGTGATTTATCAATTTATCTTAAAAGAAAATTAATAAATGCTAAAATAGAAACAGTTAAACAACTTTTAGAAATAAAACCTTCACATTTAGTAAAGTTTAGAGGATTAGGAGTTAATAGTGTAAATCAAATATTAATATTTACTCACAAAAATAGTTTTTATTTTAATGATTAAGGTTATGAGGAACGAAATAGAAAATTTTATTATTTTAATTTATTAAATGTTAAAGAAATGAAATACACCGAAGAACAAAAAAAACGATTAAAAAACAAAGGTATGAACGGATTTACAAAATATGATAGATTTATTCCAAGTGTAAAAATTGAAGGAGAATTTTATATTGTTGAATCAAAAATGAATGCATTATGAAACAATCAGAAGTAATGTCAACGCTTAGAAAATTCCCACAACACTCACTATGGAATTATCAGGTAAGTAAATGGACTGCAGAACAAATTAAAGAGTTTGAGAATTTAAGAGACGGAAAAGAAAAATTAGTTAAAAGAAAAATTAATCGAATAGCTGTAAATTCAATTAAAATAATACGTGTTTCAGATGGATTTGTTTATAATAGCATTAGTGAATGTGAAAAACTTAACGGTTTTCATAATGTAGAAATGAGAAAAAAAATTGAAGAAGGAATTGAATTTAAAAGGCTGTAATTATGAGGAATAAAGGTGTTTTAGAAAACTTAAAAGCAAAAGAAGAACCAATACACTATGACAATACAAACGGATCTTTATATAAATTTTGTCAAGAACAACAACTTAATAGTTATGAATTTGATATTGTAAAACGCGTTATGCGATGTAGAAAAAAAGGAAATTTTATTGAAGACTTAGAAAAGACAAAGTTTCTTATTGATTTATATATTATAGAACAATCGATAAATAATAAATAGATTTTTATTTTAACAACAAAAACCCACGTAAATTAATATGTGGGTTTTTTATAATAGTACGGGTCGTTATTCCGTGCTCAGCGATTAACGCTATTCTACTTTAAACTAACTATTACATCTTCATAGGTATCGCTATTGGCAAAGTTCCCTTATTTAAAACTACACCGCAACCAATAGCGCTCTTTTTATAATTCTTACCGTATGCCATAGCATAAGATTTAATATCAACACCACAAGAAACCTGCATCCCAAATACAATAAAATTTGCTCCTACAGCATATTCAACGTATAATTGAGTATGTAAATGACCTTGAACCTGACTTTGTAATTCTGTTTTCATTCTGTTTTTAGCAGTTCCACCTTCACCATGATTAAAGTTTATTCCAAATAACTCTATATTCTCTACAAAAGACCAATTAGGCGTATCTAATACATCTTTATATTCTCTAATCCACCTTTTAGAAACTCCAGCAGTAAAGGCTTTACGATATACTAAACGGTCATGATTTCCTATTATTACAGTTGCTACAGGGAATGTTCTATACCAATCTTTTATCATATCGGTAGCTCGGTCTAATTCTTCGCCTGCTCCGTAACCGTCTGGATCTGATTCGTGATAACTAGAATAATGATTATCTATTATGTCGCCTATAAAAATAACCGTTCCACAATCGTAAATTTCCTGTTGCTCACGGCAAAACTTTAAATACTTAGGTAATGTAAACGGAGCGTGTAAGTCTCCAATAACTAATATATTATCAGGATTTCCGTTTTCGTACGGTTCAATAGCTAAATTTATTTTGGAGTTCTTAAAACCGTCTTTAATTGGTTTCTCTTCTTTTGGCAATCCGAAAATTCTAATGGTTGAGATATGTTTTCTTAATCTGTCTATTTCTAATGCAGTACCGTCAGGAAATAGTTTTTTTGCTAGGTGGGTATTGTTGTTTATCGATTCTAAAAATTTAATTATACTTTCATTGTAAACATCATATTTACTCATAGTTTATTTTTTTAGTTTTTCAAATTTATAACTTATTTTTTAATAAAAGTATTGTTTATCTAATTTATAGTGTTATATTTGCTTAAGTATTGTTTGGTAGAGAACTCAATACAACTTAAGATATTTTTTAAAGCTCTATGGTGCGGAACTCTACTTCCAATCCATAGGGCATTTTTTTTATAAAAAATTATGGCAAAGGAATTACCTTATTTTAAATTTGAACCAGCTGAATATTTAACAAAAGATATATCTTTTTGTTCTTTATCTGCGCAAGGTTTATTTATAAATATTTGCTCTTATTACTGGCAAAGGAATTGTAAATTGACTAAACCACAACTACTAAAAAGGCTTAATTATCCAAATGAATTAGAAGAACTAATTTTAGAAGGGGCTTTAGACTTAGTTGATAATTTAATAATAATTAAATTTTTAGACTCTCAATTGTTTGAAGTTGAAGGAAAGAGTAAAATTAACTCTACCAACGGTAGTAAGGGAGGAAGACCTAAGAAAAACCCAATTGAAACCGAAATTAAACCTAAATTAAACCCAATTGAAAGCCAATCGAAAGGCATAAGAGAAGATAAGATAATAGAAGATAAAAGAAAAGAAAATATTATTAATAATGCTGTTTTCGTTTCTGAATGTAAATTATCTACTCAATGGATTGAAGTGACAGCTATGCAGAATAAAATAAGTCCAGATGTAGTAAGAGTATTTATAGATAATTTTGAAAGTCATTTAATAACTATGGAAGAACAAAAGAAAACTTTAAAAGAATATAAAGAACATTTTACTCACTGGTTTAAGAAACAGGATTTATCAGAATTTAGAGCAAAGTCATACGGTAAAACAAATCAGATTTAGTCATGGAAATAAATGGATTTGAAGTTGAGAATTTCAATGTATATGGAATTCCAACAGGAGCAAAAACAAGTACATGTCCTAAATGTTCAGAAGATAGAAAGAAAAGCAAAGATAAATGCATGTCTGTTTTCTGGGACACTGGGTTAGGGGCTTGTAATCATTGTGGCGAAAAATTACAATTACATACTTTTAAGAAAAAAGAAAACGTGAAACATTATGCAAAACCTATTCTAAGTAATATTAAATCAAATTACAGCGACAAATTTATAGAATACATAGCCAATGTTCGCTCAATAGAAATTAACGCCTTAAAAGCATTAAAAGTACGTGAATCAAAAGAGTGGATGCCACAAACAAAAAAAGAAGAAAATTGTATTTGTTTTGATTATTATTTTAAAGATGAATTAATAAATGTAAAATACAGAGACGGCAAAAAGAACTTTAAACTTTTTAAGGATGCTGAAAAGATATTTTACAACTTAGACAATATTGCTACGGAAGATACTTGCATAATTGTTGAGGGTGAATTTGATGTTTTAAGTTTTGCAACGGCTGGAGTTAATAACGTAGTTTCAGTTCCCAACGGTTTTAATTTGAAAGGAGAATTAAATTTAGATTATATTGATAATTACTACAATTATTTTGAAAGTAAGGAAACTATATTTATAGCAGTTGATAACGATGAAGCAGGGCAAAAAGGGCAAAAGGAATTAATACGTAGGTTTGGAGCTGAGAAATGTAAGATTGTTGATTTTGGAGACTGTAAAGATGCAAACGATTACTTAATTAAGTATGGAAAAAATGCATTGGCTAATACGATTAAATTAGCTAAAGATGTAAAAATTGAAGGTATTTTCACTATTCAAGATGTAACCGTTTCAATGCTTAATAGTTATCGTAATGGACAGAATAGGGGAGAAACTACTGGAATAAGCGAAGTTGATAAGGCTTGGACTTGGAGAGGCGGAGAAGTTAATTTGTGGACTGGTTATCAAAACGAAGGTAAATCTTTATTTTTAAATCAACTATGTTTAATTCGTGCAATTTTATCTGGCATTAAAGTAGCTGTTTTTAGCCCAGAAAACTTCCCTTTAGATGATTTTTATAATGATTTAATTGAGACTTATATTGGTAAATCATGCGACCCTTTTTATTCTAATAATTATATGACAGAATCAGAGTATAAAGAGGCTATGAATTTTATAAAAGATTACTTTTTTGTTATTTATCCAGATAAAGATTTTAAAATACAAACTATTTTTGATAAAGCTAAATATTTAGTTAAAAAGCATGGCGTTAGAACTTTGGTAATTGACCCATATAACACTATTGAACATTTAATGAATAATGGCGAACGTGAAGACTTATATATTTCACGTTTTATGACGCAATTAAAGCGTTTTTCAATTGAAAATGATTTATCAGTAAATTTGGTAGCTCATCAAGTTACACCTCAGAAAAACGATAAAGATGGAGGGCGTTATTTTAGACCAGAATTAAACAGAATTAAGGGGGGTGGTACATTTGCTGATAAAGCGGACAATGTTTTATATGTTTGGAGACCAAATAGAGCTTTAAATTTTAAAGACCCCGATGTTGTTTTTGGGAGTCAAAAGATTAAAAAACAAAAGTTAGTAGGGGTTCCTCAGAATGTCGACCAGATAACTTTTAATGTTAGAGACCAAAGATATTATTTTAATGGAGTTAGTCCTTTTACTTTATTTGATAAAATAAGAAACGGAACTGATAAAATAATACAACAAGAAGAACCAAAACAAATTTTAGGTAATTTAGAAGATGCTTTTGATATAGAATTAACAGAGGATGAATTAAATGAAGTTCCATTTTAATATGAAATATAAAGACCAACTTAAAACATCGGCATGGCTTAAAAAGAGATCCGAAATAATGACAAGAGATAATTTTGTTTGTGTATTTTGCTTGTCTGATAATTACGAAAACCAATTAGAAGTACATCATATAGGATATTTAAATAATCGTAAAGCTTGGGATTATCCAGATTATTTATTGGTGACTTTATGCAGAAATTGTTATCAAAAAGAGCATGACGATAATAATACTAATGATAAAAAAAGCATTATAAATTGGATTAAGAAGTTACTAAAAAAATAATAGACAATCCAGAAGGAGAAAGTTGGGTATAATTTAAATAAAAAACTATGAAAAAATCAACCGCATTACTTATTATAATAATATCGTGCTTAATTACTTATGTATTTAGTTTAAATATAATTGATATTATAATTAGTAAAATTTCAATGTTCTTTTTTAGTGGAATATATTTTATTGTAAAACAATTAGAAGAAAACAAAAACATATGATACACCACGAATACATACTTCAAAAAGCAGTCTGTAGATATTTAGAAATGCAATACAAAGATGTTTTGTTTTTATCTGATACAATTGGAAATGTTAAACTAACAGAGTCGCAAGCGAGCAGAAATAAATTAATACAAAAGAATAATTTTAAATGTCCTGATTTATTAATATTAGAGCCAAATAAATATTATAAAGGATTGTTTATTGAATTAAAAATTAAGTCTCCGTTTAAAAAAGATGGTATTACATTGCTTAAAAACGACCATTTAGAAGCTCAACAATTATCAATGGAACAATTAACAGCTAAAGGTTATTTGTGTTTCTTTAAATGGGAATTTGATGATATAAAAGAATTAATTAACTGGTATATGAAAAATAGATAAATTATGTCAAACTGCAAACACTGCCAACTACATTGTAAAACACAAGGAAAAACCAATTGCGACAAATACAATGCAATAGCTAATAAACCAAGCCAATTACCAGAACAAATCCGAGAAGCGTTTAAAAATAAAGATTATGAAAAAGCTAAACAACTGCAAGAGGAATTATTTAGATTGAATCATGGGTAAATGTTAAAGTTTGATAAAAAGTATTGTTTATCTAAATAAGTTACTTATATTTGTACTCAGATAACGTTTTGTGGCTTGGCGGTCGTTTTAATGCCACCAAACCGCTGTTACCTGCTGGTGCGGTTAATTTAGCAGGATTTTGATACGAAGAACTAAAGAAAATAATTAAAAAAGCGATGGTAAATTTAGAAGTAAAACAAATTGATTATAAAACCGCTATGAATGTTATTGTTAAAAAACATTACTTACATAGAAAATGCCCTTGCTCTATTGCTTTTGGCTTATTTGAAAAAGTAAATGAATTATCTAATTTATTTGATGCAGAAAAATTGGTAGGAGTTATTGTATTTGGTAAACCATCATCTTATACTTTATGTGAAGGAATTGCAGGAAAAGATGAAAGTAAGAATGTAATAGAATTTAATAGATTGTGGGTTTGCGATACAATGCCTAAAAATACAGAAAGTTGGTTTACTTCAAGAGCAATAAAAAAATGCCCATTTGAAATAATAGTATCATTTGCAGATACAGAACAAGGTCATATTGGCTATATTTATCAAGCTACAAATTGGCTTTATTGCGGTGAAAGTAAAAAGCAAAGATATTTTAGGCTTAAAGATAACTCCAATAACGAAGGTGGAACAGAATATAGAAGAAGGGAACGAATGCCAAAAGCAAAAATAATAGAGCAATACGGAGAAGAATATGTTGAAGAATATTATAGCAGTTTAAAACACAGATACATTTACTTTAATGCTAATAAACGAAGAAAAAATGAATTACTTAAAAAACTAAAATATGCAATATTACCTTATCCAAAAAGTGCGGTGGCTTTTTAATTCTTTTCTAACGAAAATGTTTAATAGAAGAACGAATGTAGCACTTGCAGGTAACGTATTGTTGCTATAATTTTGGCGTGGTACAAGTACAGAATATCATTCGGTTAGCCAAATAAAACAAAGAATAAACGAGTAAAAAACAAATCACTAATCCCAACGCTAAAATATAGCAACTGTTATCTTCTAGTTGCGGGTAAATAAATAAACATTATGAAATTAATATCAATGACGGATTTTGTGTTAGATCAAAACCATAAGTGGTTTCACGAAAGATACTATTTTATAGAAAAATACGCTAACTTTCTTAAACAGCCTTTAGAACTAGGAATGTTCGTGCCGTGTATAGATAATGAAGTATTTAATTATTCTAAACACGGAAACAAAGAGCAATACCAACAAGCAAAAGAGGCTTGTATATTTGAGGGTTTTGAAATTAAATATGAGGATGACTTTAAAACGGTATGTTCTTATTTGAATTTTAATGTATGTATTGGATATAAAAAATCCTATTTAGGAGTGATTAAAAACGAAAGAATCTACCATAGAGATAGTATTAAAAATATAGAAGAAATAGTAAAATATGATTTATACTTAACCCAAACAGCAATTAAAAAAATAGGGTTATGAAAAACCAAATATAGCAATTGAAGATAACTATCTGCTAAACGACACTAAAATATGCAACTGACTAAAAATAAATAACTTATGAAAAAACAAAGAGGCGGTAAACGTGAAGGCTCAGGAAGACCGAAGAACGATAATAAAGCATTTATAGTACAATGTATTCCTGAAAGAATAAAAGAGGTCAGAGAGTTTGCAAAAATACTGTCTAAACTAAATGAAGGTAGAGAATTAGATAACACGCCTTTTACAATTGAAAACGCACCCGAATCATTAATTGCCTTTTGGCACAAATATTTTAAAGAAAATGGAAAATAAAAAACCACATAATCCACAGGCATTCCCACAAGAATGGATTCAAAATGGCACGACAGATAATTGGGAAAATGGAATGACTTTAAGAGATTATTTCGCGTCTAAAGCAATAAGTGGTGTAATGTCTGGAAAATATTTTGGAAGCCAACCTTTAAGTGAATATGCTAAAACTGCATTTGAAATAGCCGATGCTATGCTTAAACAACGTGAATTATAAATCATGGAAGCAACACATAACATTAAGTACGAAGGTTTAGAACTTGAAGTTAAAGGAGAATTTCAAGAAGCAGAAATTGAAACAGGATATAAAGGCGGTTGGAGTCATTGGACTATTGAAACCAACGGAGTAGATATATCTTGGATGCTTAAAGATGATATTATAAAGCAAATTAATGAAATTGTTATTGACGAAAATTATTAAATTATGAAAAAATACGAAATTACAAAAGAGCAGGTGCAAGATATTTATAACGATGGATGTACTTATGTAAAAGAATGGTTTCCAGAAGTTTTTAAAACTGAATTAGAAGTTGGAAAGTGGTACACTCCGTTGAATGAATATGAAGGAAAAGCAATAGTTTTTATAACTAATCCTTTAAACAAAAGCAATGTAGGTTTTGGAATTGACTACAAAGGTATTTGGGAAAACAAGTATGATATATCGGGAGGATCTGGACATAGAGAATCCACAAAACAAGAAGTATTTGAAGCCTTGAAAAATGAAGCGGTGAAGAGGGGGTACATGGGTAATCACATTAGTTTAATTGAGGGGTTTTTAGGGTCTAATTCTGTAGAACTTATTGGGGAATATGTATATGAATCTAATAAGAATAGATTAGTAGTTGATTTATACGGGTGTGTATATACTGTATACAAAGATGGACAATGGGCTGAAATTATTACAACACTAACTAAAAAAGAAGCTGAAGAAAAACTTAATTGTAAAATAATTTAATCATGAGCGAATTTAAAGGAACAAAGGGTAATGCAAAAGTATTTAATGAATGCTTTAAAAATGAATATGATTTCTATGTGCAACCTATAAGCATATCTAGCAGTGATAATATATTATTTGCTAATGCATATGCAAAAACATTAGAAGAGTGCGTATTTAACGCAAAACTAATTTCATGCGCTCCAGAAATGTTGGAAATGCTGAATAAAGTTGATTTATTACAATCTCAAAACTATGGTAACGGAATGAATACACACATAGAATTAATATGGCTATCAAAAGAAATTAGAGAACTAATAAAAAAAGCAACATGCCGGTAAACAAACGTAACCCACCAGAAAAACAAAATCGTATTCAAGACGAAATGAAAAACTCTAGAAAAAAAGCGTTAGAGCTAGTTAAAACGCATATTGATGTGAAACCTATAAAATATGATTTGAAATGAAACTAATATCAATGACAGATTTTGTTTTAGAGCAAGTACAAAATTCAAAATATGAAGAGTTTAATAAAGTAAATGAAACTTTTGTAAACAATGTAATTAACTACGCTAAATTTTTAAAACAACTTTTAGAATTATGGATGTTTATTCCTTGTGATAAATATGGAAATGTTTTAGAAGAGCCTGATGCGGATTTTTATATGATGGTAACTGATGAAGAAATTGTAAAATACCAACAAGCAAAAGAAAGATGTTTGTTTGAGTTTAATTATTATTTTTTAAGTTTTGATAATTTAATAAACAATTATTATAAAAATACCATTTTCCAACTTTTAATTTATTTTCAAAAACTTCTGGAAACCATTGTTTTAACAGATAATCAACACGCTCTTTATGCATTGTTTTTTCTAATTCAAGTATTTGCTCTTTTGTAATTTTGTATTTTTTCATAATTTAATAATTTTCGTTAATAACAATTTGATTAATTTGCTCTATAATATCATCTTTAAGCATCCAAGATATATCTACTCCGTCGGTTTCAATAGTCCAATGACTCCAACGTTCTTTATATCCTGTTTCAATTTCTGCTTCTTGAAATTCTCCTTTAACTTCCAGTTCTAGACCTTCGTACTTAATATTGTGCGTTGCTTCCATTTTCTTTAAAATATTTATGCCAAAAGGCAATTAATGATTCAGGCGCGTTTTCAATTGTAAAAGGCGTGTTATCTAATTCTCTACCTTCATTTAGCTTAGATAGTATTTTCGCAAACTCTCTTACATCTTTTATTCTTTCTGGTATACATTGTACTGAATATGCTTTATTGTCGTTCTTCGGTCGTCCTGATCCCTCGCGTTTACCTCCTCTAGTTTGTTTCATAATGTTTGTTTTTAGTATCGATTATTAGATAGTTAGGGTTCATAGCTCGATTATCATTCAAAAGAGGCTTATTTGATTTGGAGAAGTTGTATTAAAATCGTCTAATATCATAGTTTTTCTCCTTTTCTTTTTATTTATTTGATACATCCATATTATTTTTGGAAGCCCTGTTTTTACAATTGCTTCGCCAGTTTTTACCGCCTCCCTTAATTTATATGAATAATCTCTTTCTATTGATAACGAGCGAGGATGATATATTTTGTTTTTCCATTCAATATATTTTGTCGGAGAAGTTTCGCCTGTTTTTTTGAAATTACTTGCCATATAAATAGTTCCTTTATGTCCTACAGTCATATCGCTATATGACAAAACATTTTCATAGTCGGTATTACAAGTTATCCATTTTATTATTTGTCCTAAAAAATAACTTTCACTATTACAAGGCGCATCATTTAAACAAGCCATTCTGCGAATATCAATACATTTTTTGTATTTCTTTTCGTGTCTTGGTTTTCCTAAAACACTACCACCTACTAATTTATCGTTTATAAACATTGCAAAGCAAATACTAATTCCACCACCCATATTATCGCTTTTATAATGAAATTCTTTGAATATGTGGCTTATCATAAAAAAGTCACACTTCATTATTTTACATTGCTTTTTATCTAGTTTCATAAACATGTTTTTTATTAATTACCCACTACGCACCTTAACAAGCGTTTGGAGCAAGTTGCAGAAGCATATTTTTTCAGTTCATAATCTCGGTGGCAACCTGCACCAAGTAGCAAAACGTTAAGCAAAATGAGCCTGTTAGCATCAATGCTATATTGAGTGCTTAAGATGTTCTTCTTCTGTGAGTTTATTATTTTTAGTTTTACCATTTAAACAAAATAAAGGAGATACAGAAGCAGTTTCTTCATTCATTATTAGATGTCTATCTCCGGCACAAAATGTAACTCTTGCGTTAAAGTCACAAACTTCTCTAACTTTTAATTCTAATTGTTCTAATGATTTTTCGTAAGCATCATCAGATGGTAATTCTCGTTTAGCTACGGCATAGTGCATCGGTGCTTTGGTTCGCTCTGTTGGCTTTATTACGAGCATCATCAGGATACCGATTGAACCAACTACAAATAATATCACCATTAATGCAGGGCTTTCATAAACTGAGGTTTCGAGTAGAGTTTTCATAGATTTCGGGTTAATGCTCCGAGGAGCGTTTGGTTAGCTACTT